GGATTGGCTTACTAAGGCAGATAAAATCATGTCTTTAGTCAACCTACCCTTAGAAGAGAAGATGTTTCCTTGGCCAGGCGCTGCCAACATTAAGTATCCACTGCTTACTATGGCTATCTACCAATTTAGCTCTAGAACACTACCAGAATTCGCTAGAGACGGTAATATTGTTAAGCCTCGCATCATTGGTAGAGACCCTACAGGGTTAAAGTTTAAGAAGGGTGGTCGAGTTTGTGATTACCTTAACTATAAGCTTTTAGACGAGGACTCTTCCTGGTGGGACGAGCACGATAAACTATTACATGTAGTTTCAGCTATAGGTACAGCCTTCACTAAGACTTGCTATAACCCTCTTACAGGTAAAGTTGAAAGCAAACTGATTAATTACAGAGATATTATCGTAAATAACAGCGCTCCAAGCTTAGATGAAGCAGCTAGAATCAGCCATAGGGTTATGATGTCTAAAAATGCTGTCATTCAAGGTATTAGGTCAGGTTTTTATTCTGACGTAGAGCTTTCTAGCATGATGGCTGACGATGAGACTAAAGGGCCTGAAATTGAGTTTATAGAACAGCACTGCCTCTTAGATTTAGATGGGGACGACTACGAAGAACCGTATGTTGTTCTACTTCACCCAGATTCTAGACAGATTTTAAGAATTACAGCTAGTTATGGTCCAGAAGATGTATTTTTAAACGAAAAAGACCAAGTAGCTAGTATTGTAAGACGAAAATACTTTACAGATTATCACTTTTTACCTAATCCAGACGGTTCATTCTACTCTAACGGGTTTGGAACACTACTCTTATCGTTAAATAGTGCTGTTAACTCCATTTTGAACCAATTAGTAGACGCTGGAACACTGTCTAACACCCAATCTGGGTATATTGACGGTAAAGTAAGAATTAAGAGGGGCGAGCACCAACTTAAACCTGGTGAATTAACTCCTGTAGAAGGCACTGGTAACAGAACCCTAGACGAAAGCATCTACATGCTTAACTTTAAAGAGCCTTCCAGCACATTATACCAATTGCTAGGATTAATCATAAACGCTACTAGAGAGCTTACTTCTACAACAGAAGTTATGACAGGTAACGTTGAAACTCAGAACACATCACCTAATACACTCGCTCAGACCATCCAACAAGGTATGACGGTTTATTTGGCTATCCAACGTAGAGTGTTCTCTGGCTTAAAGAAAGAGCTGAAGCTTATATTCGAACATTATGGGGTTTATGTTGACCCTAGAGACTATGTGACTGTCCTAGACCTGTCTGAACAAGAGTTAGTCGAGGTGTTTCCTAACGGCTTTAACCAGGTAGCAGATTTTGACCCTACAGTAGCAGACGTAGTACCTGTTTCAGATATGAACTCATCTACTGGCGTACAAAGAGCTTTGAAGGCCCAATCTCTCTTTAATATGTATGCAGCGGCTCCTGGGCTGTTTAATGGTCAAGAGATCGCTAAAGAGATGTTAATTGCCCAAGACTTGGCAGATGTCGAGAGATTTATTGCTCCACCTCCCCAAGGGCCAAACTTACAAGAAATTGAGATTCAATCTGAGATAGCTGATAAAGCTGCTAAGACTAGAATCGAAGAGATGAAGCTCCAAATAGATATGATGAAGCTGCAACTTGAAGAGCTGAAAGTTAAGACTCAAGCCGGCAAGACTATCGCAGAGACTAAAGCTATAGACTCTAACGTTCAACTGAGTGCTATCCAACACCAAGTAGAAACAATGTCTAGAGCTATCGAGATGGAACAAAGAGACAAGGAACTACAAATAGCCGCTCAATCTAATAAGAGTGCTCAATAGTGGATCCTGAAAAGCTTTTAGACATTCTAGAAGTTAGAAACTGGTTGGAATCTCCTACAACTAGGAAGGTTCTTGCTACGTACAGACTCCATAAAAATAATAAGCTACAAGAGTTAGTAAAGGAAGCAAGTCGAGGAGAAGAACTAGCAGCAGCTAAGTTAGCTAGTCAAATAGAGATTTTAGATGACCTATTAACATTAGACACGTTTTTACATTTTATAGACCGAGTAGATATGTTAAGAGGAGAAGAGAGCAATGCCTAAGGCAGTTGGGGGGCACATTGTAGTCAATGTACTCCAGATTAAGAAGAAGACGAAGGGTAGTATTTTACTTATAGACCAGACCTCGGATAGAGAACGGGACCACCTGTCTATAGCTAAAGTAATATCTATGGGGAACGTAGCAGTTAAAGACACCCAAGGCGATGTAAATGTTGGAGACATTATCCAGTTTACTCGATATGGTGGTACAACTCTGCTGTCTTCTAAAGATATAAGGTGCTTATCTATCAGGTATGAAGATATTTGCGCTAAGTACACCCAAGAAGAGTTAGATTTATTAGAGTTCGATTTGTCAGAGACTAAAACTGATGATTCAGAATACAAAGAGATCTTAAAGCAGATAGAGAGGTAATATGACAGAGTTAATGTTGGACCAAACAGTAAGTTCTACAGAAGAGGTATCGACTCAGGTCGAAGAGCCTACGGTAGAATCTACAGTAGAGCAAGAACCTTTAGATAGTAAGGTTGAACGGTTAGCTAGGGAGCAAGGGTGGAACCCTAAAGAAGAATACAGCGATGACCCTAAAGACTGGGTAGACGCTGCTGAGTTCTTAGCTAGAGGGGCTGAGTTTAGACGTAGACAAGCGTTTAAAGCCGAAGATAAGATTAAAGCCCTCGAAGATACAATGTCTAAGTTTCAGGAACACTTAAGTAGAACTGAAAAGGCAATGTACGAGAAAGCCGTGAAGGAAGTGGAAGAGCGTATGTCTAAAGCTAAAGCTGCTTATGACTTCGACTCTTATGAACAAGCTAGGCAAGAAAAAGAAAAATTACAGAATAACGTTCCCTTAGCAGATCAAGAAGACTTAATTGCCCAGAAATCGTTTTTAGAAGCTAATCCTTGGTATGTCAACCCTCAGACTGAGTCAGAACTAGAACTTAAAGCCTTATCGTTAGCGTATGAGAATTTATATATCTCTAAGAACCCTAATTATAAGATGAAAGATTTAGCTGCTCACTTAACCGAGAAGATGTCTAAGGAGTTAAATAAGCGCATGTCCAACGAAACTAGGAGTACTCCAGCACCAGTTGCTCAGGTAGGGTCCAAAACACAGTCAGCTCCAAGACCTTCCAGTAATCTCCCACACCCTAAGTTTGGGAAGTTATCAGATGGTCAAAAGCAGGCTTTCTTACAATTTCAAAAGTATGTCCCCAACTTCAATGCGGACAGCTACATAGATTCATTAGAGAAATCAGGTCAAATCAAATAGAGGTAATATATGACAACAGAGAGTAAAAACAATAAATCAGATACCACAACAATTGATGACTTCAACGCTCCTAGACAGCGGAATCGCAATCTAGAGGCTAGAGGCCCATTGTATATCCCCACAGAGCTATTACCTAATGAGAGGTACCACAGATGGGATTACTACAACTCATTAAATGCCACTAATATGGAAGGTTTAGGGTACAAGTTAGTCAATGTGGCTAACCCCATATACTCTAGACTCAAAGCATATGCTGCTGGTAGAGGATGGGTTCACGGTTCGATTATTGTTCATAAAGGAAAAGACGTAGAGTTAGCTTTATTTGAATGTCCAATAGAGATTAGAAAACAAGCAGACGATGAAATTAAAAGAGAATCGTTAGAGAGACGTAAAAAAACTAAGCCGGAAGGTCTTGGTGTGCACACTATAACACATAAAGACGTTTCCGATAAACAAACAATTGATTATTTAGATTAAAGGTGAATTGATATGGCAGGTGGATTATTTCCAACTCGAATGGCAAATGGCGCCGAGAAAATCCCTGTAAGACTGTACTATGCAGCTTCTGGTGATTCTGGAGCTATTTTTATTGGTGATCCAGTTATTAAAGTAACGGATGCAGCTAACTCCTCTGTAATTACTACAGCAGTAGGTCGGCATAAAGTAGGGTCGCTTAACAAAGTAACTAAAGCTACGATGGGTGATGGCAATGCTATTACTGGTGTGGTTGTCGGTATTGAGCCTGTAATTACAGACTTGACCGTAAACTACAGAAAAGCTTCTACTGAAATGGTAGTTATGGTAGCTGATAGCCCAGATACTCTGTTTTCAGTACCCTCTGAAACAGCTATCACAAATGCTATCGGTAAGAACTGCGTTTTTAAAGATGGTGGTGGTAGTACTTCTACAGGTAAATCTGGTGTAGTTATCAATAACACCTCTGACGCTCCTGCTGCAGATTCTTCTAACCAGGCAGTTATTGTCGGGCTGGTATTACAACACGGTAATGATTTGACAGATGCTAATTGCTTATATGAAGTTAAAATCACGAATCACACCGAAGCTCAACAAAACTTACCTATCGGTATATAACATAAGAGGTATTTAAAATGGCAGGTATTATTTTACCGAGAGACCTACTTCCAGGTCTTGCAGTTGCAATGAGTGGGGCTTATAAGGAAGTTGTCCCTGAATGGAAGGCTATCTACAAAGAGATGCCAGCAGACAATATGTCTAAATCTGAAGCTATGTCATACGCAGGTATGGATTTGCCGGTTGAGAAACCTCTCGGTGAAGACATCTCCTACACCAGTATGTCTCAGTTATACAGATCTGAACTTGTGTATACTCCCTATGCTTTAGGTTTCAGTATTACCCATGAAGAACTTCAATGGGGCCAACAAGTTAAGGTTGGAACACAAAGAGCTAGAGAAATCGGCCGAGTGTTTGCTGTTATGCAGAATATTCGTGCTGCTGACGTTCTTAACTTAGGCTTTAGCCAAGCAGCGTACCATAGTGGTAATGAAGGTTCTAACCTTTTCGCTACTTCGCACGCTATTGATGGTGGTACAACGTCTAACAGAGCTTCTGCTGATGCTGCTTTATCTGAAGCTGCCTTAGAACAAGCTATCCTTGACGTAGAAGCTATCAAAGATAACAAAGGCTATAAAGCAGGTCTTAACGCTCAGAAGTTAGTAGTTCCTTCAGTCCTTCAGTTCGATGCTCACCGTATCGTTAAATCTGATGGTCGTGTTGGTGTTGCTGATAATGATCTTAACGCTCTGAAATCTATGGGTAAACTCCAAGATGTAGTAGTTATGAAGTACTTAACTTCTTCTACTGCTTGGTTCTTAACCACAGATGCTCCAGACTTTGAATCTTTGATCCACATGGAACAAGAAGCACTCAACTTGAAGGAACAAGAACACTTTAACTCTATGGACATGAGAATGAGAGCTTACCAGCGGGATCTGTTTGGTTCCTATGGTTTCCGTGGTGTTTACGGTTCAGCAGGCGCATAACCTGTACTGTAGTGGGGCAACTTGGATGCCTTACTTCCAATCTTTACTTTAAGCAAACGCAAATCGACACACAAGGACGTGTGATTGCTTAATTAGGAGCATAAAATGTCTTCTTTTCAGAATAACGTAGATATTAAGGACCATGACGCATCGGCCGTAGGGCTAAAGCTGGCCGGTACTTTAGTAACTGCAACTGCTGCTGAGCTTAATAAGCTCGATGGTGTTACTTCAACTCCAGCTGAACTCAACTTAGTAGATAACGTTGCCGCTAACGTAACTATAGCCTATGCTGCCAGTGCTACTACTGACGGTATTGAAGCTACTTTTACCGTTAAAGATGCTGCTGGCTCAACAATTGCCGCAATTCATAACCTCCAAGTCTGGATTTCAGACGATGCCGATGGTTCTGGGTTGACTGCAACTGCTGCGTCCGGTGCTTTAACCGCTGTAACAGGTACTATCTTAACTGCTTTGACAGCTAAGAAACATGTTATCTGTAATACGGCTGCTACAGGGATTCTCAAGCTTTTGTTGGTAGACTCTGCTAACACTGCTGGTGAACGTTTCTGTGTAGCTAACCCAGTTAATGGCAAACCAATTGTTGGTGCTGCTACTGTAGCTGGCAATTACGAAGGTGGTTCATAACCCTCCTTAAAATAAAACAATAAGGACTATTTGCCAACTCGGAAGGCCTAATTTTCCCGCAGAAATCTTCGATTTTGAGGACTCTGCGTATATAATTGATTATAGACAATTCAATAAGGTATACTAAAAGATGGCTAATACAGTCACCCAACAAACTCTTTTTGGTAACGCATCCTCTAAAGTGGTAATTCGCCACATCCACATCGTATCTGACGGTTCAGAAGAAACTGACTTAGTTATCTACGATAATTCGGCTTTAATGGCTGATGCAACTAAAGGTGTAGTCGATAAGATTGAAGCGCATGGTTCAGACTGCGTGTTAAGGTTCGAATGGGACCAAACTACAGACTCCCCTATCTGCTCTATGAATCCTGTAAATAACCCATGTGTTAATTTCGCTAGGATGGTGGGCGGTAAAAGAAACCCTAACGGCGCTGGCGCTACAGGAGATGTCGTATTAACTACTGCTGGTTTAGACTCAGGAGATGAAGTCTCTATATTTATTACTGTTAGGCAGGTTTAATTATGAGCCGATTTAGAAGCTCTAAGGGACCTAGCGGTACCTGGCTAGTTCAGGACGATGCTACTGGCTTTATAATCAACTCTAGCGACGCTGTGTTTGACTACCAAGGGTTCCTAGTTAAAAAGGGTACCGAGCAGGTTCAAAACCCTGGAGAACTCTCGTACAAGATCCCTACTCTATCTAAGCCTCCTTTTGTGAAACCGGAGCAACCTATTAAATGGATAGGTGGGGTAGAGCCAGATTATATGACCTACCAAGAATTCTTAGATAGTTCTGGTACAGATGTTTATTAGTAGGAGCTCGAAATGAGTACCTCAGGTTCAACGAACTTTAATGTAACTAGGTCTGACATCATAGACCATGCTTTCAGGTTATTAGCTATCTACGGTGAACAGGAATCTGTATCTGCCGAAGACACTGCTATAGCTTCTAGAGCTTTAAACATGATGGTTAAGTCTTGGCAAGTTCAAGGGCTACACCTTTGGACAGAGACCGAAGCTACTGGTATCCTACAGGCAGATATCCCATCATATACAATATCTTCAACTGCGGGTCACTTTTCCGAAATTATGGTAGAGACTTCAATCTCTGCTGATGAGGCCAGCGGTCAAACTGTTCTTTCTGTAACTAATACTGATAATATCTCGGCTAATGATTATATAGGGATTGTTTTAGATGATGAATCTATTCATTGGACTACTGTTGCGTCTAAGACATCTTCTACTGTTACCATTAATAGTGCTATTACTGATGATGCTACTGCTGGGAATCGTGTCTTTAGTTACACTTACAAGCTATCCAAACCGATGCATATTAGTGATGTTCGCATTAGGGATGATTCCGATAATGATATGACAATTCGGCGTATCAGCCGCAAAGACTATTATGCTATACCGGATAAGTACTCTACAGGTGTTCCGCTGGTATGGTACTACGATCCACAGTTATCGGCAGGTGTTGTTCATCTATGGCCAGCCCCCGATAGCTCTAATCTTAGAATTAAGATGACTTTCCAAAGAACCTTAGAGGATTTGGACTCTGGAGTGGATAATCCTGACTTTCCTGTTGAGTGGTCTGAGACCTTAGCTTACGGTTTAGCTGTAAGGTTGGCTCCTATCTACTCTGCTGAGGATAAGCTACAGATTGTGGCTCCTATAGCTTCGGACCTTTTGGAAGGTTTAAAGGAATGGGATAGTGATAAAGCTCCTCTTTCATTCTCACCGAATATTAATGGGTACTACTAATGGAGGCTATTCAACTTCTAGGACAGTCATTTAGCCCTGAGAATAGAGATGTCTCTTCTCAACGGTTAATTAATATGTACCTAGAGGAAAGTAAAGTCGCAGGAGAGCAGCAATGGTCTGCCTTGCCTATGCCAGGAGCTACTCTTTGGACAGGTCTTGGTGGTACTAATGTTAGGGCTCTTTTGACTCACTTAGGCGTTGTATATGCTGTAGGTGATGGTACATTCTACTCTATAACGTCAGCCGGTGTGGCTACATCTCAAGGAACGATAACTAACTCCACAGAACTACCTAGAATTAGTATGGCTGCTATCCTGGACGAAATACTAGTCACTGATAGCTTAAACACGTATAGATACAAGATATCTACGGATAACTGGGTAGAAGTTACGGATGCTGACCTGCCTGATGATCCTGAGATAGTTATGTCCTTAAACGGTTATTTCATAGCTATTATCCCAAATACTCAGAAATTCTATGTTTCAGACCTTAATGA